TTGGCTGTGTAAATACTGCATGTTCAAGTGTAGCTCAAATCATACCTCCTTGGTGGGTCAGCTGTTGATTGCGGATCCTCACAACCCTCCAGACGATGCCAGTCACAGCGTGATCATGATCACCAATCACACAGTGACACACACACGAGGCCTGATCCTAAACCAACGTCTTCCCGCCCTCACCATGGCGGACGTGGCCCAGGGTCTGGACCTGCATGCCCCGAGACACATGAGTCTGATGCCCATCATGTGGGGCGGGCCATATGCCATACATCGTGTGAGTGTGCTGCACTCCCTGGACTGGCAGGGCATGACCACAGTGAACCTTCAAGACTCCATTGGCATCACCACGGACCTCTCCGTGATCTCGGCCATGGTGGCCCATGAAGGACCCCATGAGGTGAGAGCCTGTGCAGGCAGCATGGTGTGGACCAACCAGGATCTTGAACAGGAGCTGTGCAATCAAGGCACAAGGCGGTGGGAACTGGTGCCTGCTGACAGGCATTTGGTGTTTGGCCAGCAGTCACACAGTCAGTGGCAGCAGTGCCTTGACAGTGCGCTGCGGCATCGTGTGAGTCAGTGGATCTAGTGCTTCAGTCTCGTTCGGGACTGAGTGCAGCCAATAGACCTCGTATGCGTGGTGCTGTGTTGGCATCCTTGCTGCTGTGTGCTTGGCCACGTGGGTGTGCTGCGGGCTCATCAGTGGCCGTGGTGACCACAGCTGTTCTCTTGATGCGGTTGAGAAAGTCCTCTCGCTGTGCAGACTGAGTGCCAGGCGCTGTGTCGTCGTCCTCGCCCAAGTCCATGATTCTCAATGTGTCCACATTGAACTCCAATTCTACCTTCTGCCCCACACCACTTGAACTGCGTGTTTTCATGAACTGTATTTGATATCTGCCCCGCTCCTTCATGGCACGACTTGTGAAGATGCCTATCACATTGTCCGCAGTCATGATCTTGCTCAAACCACCAGATATATGGCTGTGATCAAATTCAATTTCCTCCACAGCACTACGATTCAGTTGTGATGCTGTGACTGTGATGCACTGTGTTTCCATGGCCAAATTACGGATCTCTTCACTGACATATTTGTCTTTGACAAACAGATCGCTGGGCGACACCTTCACGCTCAAAGGCATCATCAAATCAAGGTAATCTATGAGTAAAACGTCTGGTTTTACCCCTGTTTTGACTTGATATTCCTTCAAATAGGCTCGAATATCGTTGCAATTTTTTCCTGAAGGCATATACTTAATCTGTAGATGTCCTGCACGTTTTTCCAGGGTTTTTACCTTGAGTTCCACATCGTCAATCTTGCGGAATATTTCTCTAGTGCCAATGCCCGTGGTCATGCTGTCCAGTCTCATGCTGACCAAATTTTCACTGAGCTCAAATGTGAGATAAATCACGTTCAAACCCTGCAGGGCCCAATTCACACCCAAATTGGCCAGGAATAGGCTTTTGCCCCCGCCCGAAGCTGCACAAAATATGTTGAGTTCTCCGCGATTGAATCCGCCATACAGCTTTTTGTCCACTGAAGGCCATCCCGTTGTGACCTGCCCGTTGTTGCTTTTCAAACCCTCCAATCTGGATCTAGGGTCCGCAAAGTAGTCAGTGCCCATGTCCTTGTTGAGTGATATCTGTATGGCATCTTTGATCAACTTTTCCACTGGACCATAATCTCCCACTTCCAAGAGATCACTGCTTTTGATAATGGCTCTTTCCAAACCCTTGTGCCTACTGAACTGTTCAAATTCTGCCATGAGCCATTCGTAGTTTTCCTTAGGTAGTTGTAGATTTTCAAAGTTCTGTTTGGTGGCAGCATTCACAATGGCAACCTCAGGCATGATCTTGTATTGGTCCACGTATTTGTTGACAAATTCTGCAGCAGGTTGCAGTCGTTGATCAAAATTTTCTGGATCAAAAATATTTTGGCAGCGTATGAATGTTTCTGAATCTCCTAGAAACATCTCCAAATACAATTTCTGCATGACATGATCATAGTTGGGTTTGGGTGCGGAATTGTTCTTATGCATTTTTTAATTTTTTCTCTAACAAATGTAAATTTATCTCGCCCTTGACCTGATAGTGTAAAATTGTTGTCAACGTGTATAATCTTCCATAATGTTTCACAGCATCTGCTGAATCCTTGATATGATCTTGCCAAGGCGGCACACTCACTGCCCAGTTTTGTTTAACAGCAGTGGCAATCATTTTGGCGCCAGCTGGGTCTCTGTCTGGCACCACTATGACCTGTCGATTCAAGGCATTGATTCTAGTGCATTGTGTTTCGTTGGGCTCGTTGTGCATGATGGCCACGCCATCTATGGCAATGGCATCAAACTGACCTTCAGTAACTATGACAAATTTTCTATTTGGGTCCTGTGCATCCATATTAAACACATATCCAGGTTGTGCATCTGTTAGATATTTGGGTTTGCCATCTCGTATTTTTCTACCAGTATAACCCACTATCACGCCGTTGTGATAAAACGGCAGTATGACTCTATCACGAAAACCCGGAGCAGCACTCCAGTGCCAGTTGTACCATTCCCACGACATGCCACGCACATTTACCAAATAGTCCACCACATCCAGCAGTTCAGGATCTCGAGCACCCTCAGTGATCCAAGCATCAATGGGCAGACAATCGTCAGGTAAGGCACGTTCTGTCAAGCTAAAGTTCAATGGTTTTTTCAGCACGGGCTGATCGTCTTTGACTTTGAGTGCTGCCAAATTCAATCGGCCAATGTCACTATCTGCCATGCCCAACCATTTGAACAAGTTTCTAGTATTTTTGCTCAGTAACTTGCCTGGGCTCCATCCTGCTTTGAAGTTGCAATTGAAGCAGTGCCAGGTAAAACTTCCGTCGGCACCAGTTCTAAAACCACCACGCATTCTAGTGTCTAGATTTTCCCCGTTGTGTGGACAACAGATCGCGTTGACGCTGGTCCAACCACTGGGAGTGGACTTTCGCTTTGCAGGCAGCAGAGCTAGTAGGGCATCTTGAATTTCGTTCACAGTACTATGTTAACTTCTATATAGTACTTTGTCAAAAGATCCGAAGAAATTGGGGTCGTCGTTGGTGGCATCACCAGGTTTGATTGCTGGTGTATAGATAATTTTAATATAGGTGTAAACACCATTGAACGAGTAGTAGTCAATGCCTGAACTGCCATCATAGGTCAGTGTGGTGATTGTGGAATACCAATTGCTGCTGTCAGGTTGGTTGCTCAAAGTGCCTTGAACTGTCACGGTGCCTTTGAAGTTGGTCATGTATAGAGACACAGTGTGTAGAGCAGAATCACTGTTGTACTCTGGGTAAGCATAGATGTTGCCACTGGGATAATAGTAGAGACCAGTGTCAGCGTTTAGTGTTTTCAAAAATGAAGTTATGACCTGGCTTGGCTGTAGTACTGGATAAATGTCAGATGCCAGTTGTATGACTCCATTGATTCCATAATAGGTATTGCTGTAAGCAGGAAGGAATTCTCCGTCTTGATCTAGATATTTCACGGAAAATTTGTATTCGGAAACATCCAAATTTTGTGTGTCCTTTTCATAAAAATTCAACTGTCCCAAACCCCGCAACGCGGCAGTGAACACAGTGAGCGATGTGGAGGAAGATATGGCAAAGGTTGTGATGTTGTTCAAAGTCACCACGTTGGTATTGGTGTTGGCCACTAGAGAAATTATATGGGAATTGGGTCTAATGCCAAATCCTGTTATGCTTTGCCCCACAGTAAAATTGGTGCCAGTGCCAAATATCAAAACATCATTGGCATGGATTTGATCCTGCACACAGTGAACTGTCACATTGTCATCCAAAATGGTTATGGGTTTTTGCAGCAGCAGTCGTTGATTGATAGCATCAAACATGGAGAACACAAAAGTTCCCGAATTGTTCATGGTCAATCGCTGTTGATCACTGTTTTTGAACAATACCTGCACAGTGTTTTTGACACCCTTTTGTATTTTTAAATTGTGTTGGTACATGACTTGATTGACTCCGGACGTGGTGATATCCAAATCTAGTGTTACACTGTAGACATTTGGATATAAATAGATTGGTAAACTCAGCATATCAATTATTTATCGTTCCATAATGCCATCAACTTCACCTTTTCAGGACCTTCATCCGTTCATATCCTGTGTCAAAATCAACAACATTGAATACGTGGGCATAATCATAAACTTTGATCACAATGTGACCAGTATCTATGACATTGGTTTGATCAAACTGGATGATAGGAAAAAATTCTTGGATTTGGGAGAAACTTGGTGGTGGGAAAGCAATCGAAAATTACCCATCAGTATTTTCCTCAAAAAAGAAATGCAGGAGTTCAAATATGCTATCAAAACTTTCAATAGCAAAGACATTGAGATAGTGTTTGGCCCCAGTGTAAATCTCAGTGAAATTGCAGAAAAACGTATCAAACGCAAAAGTATACAGTTGGTTAGAGTGCCTAAGAGTACCCAAGACTGACCTGTTCACAGATCAAATTCAATTGTACCACAATTACTGATGCATAGGAAATAGCATGACTTCGTTTAAAGAAATAGGCATCTTCAATCTTTGTCCAAATATCATCCTTAATAGACTCGAATCCTTTTTCTTTGCATATTGGGATGAGATGTTTTTTGCCAGGCCTAATCAAAGCCAAGACCATAGCTAATTGTTCAACAGTCTTGGGTTTCAATTCTTTTATCAAATTATGATAACCATTGATATGAAACAGTTGATCACACACCATCTGATCTTCTAACAAGTCCCATAATGGTTCGGTGTTGAGCAAATCAATTAAATGTTGTTCATTTCTCACACCATTATATGCACTAACGTTCAAGAAATCTATTTTAAAATAACCACGTTGTTCTGCTTCTTTATAATCAATATTAGCAGTGCCAGTCAACGGGTTGTAGGGAATTGGAGTACAATACACTCCGGTATTGTGTTTTTTAAAAGTACCATCCCTATCACGAATAGATGCAGGTATATGTTTGATAACATCAAGTATCTGAGTTCTGTCTACAAAATCAATATCAATATCAGGCATCTACTATCTCTTGATAAGTTGGTGAGTAATTTCCCAAATGCTGTACAGATATACCTGCAGCAACATTAGCAAATAGTATAGCTTCTA